GGAAACACTGGGGAACCCCGCCGTAAGGCGCGGTTCCCCGACTGCTAATGAGCAGCCAGTACCTTCGGACTTGGGCCTTTAAAGGCTCAAACCCCGAAGGGACTCCACCCTCGTTTTAGGTAACTACGATGAGGGATCGTGTAGACCCCCGCGGGGCACGCCTCCGGTCCAGAATTAATCCTGGACAGGACAGTGCACCAGTCGTCCGAAGAAACAATTTTTTGTTTCGAGTACGGCTGCCAACCGAAAACCTCCAAAATGAACAAAGCCCGATTAACTCGGATTTTGACATTCGGTGGTTGATGGTGGGGCGCGGCTTCACCTGGGTGAACCCAGCTCAGAACTCCAATATCACTATTCGTGATAGGAAGGGTTCCTAGATGGGCCTCGACCATTAGTTTAATGGTCTCGGCCAGGCGATAGTATCCACGTCGATATGCTTCCTTATAATGGGAGACATAAGATGTGTATACACGGGAGTCTGCTGATCTACGATGAGGCCATACTCTCCGCAATTTAAGCGGAGTGACATCGACGCCTTTGTAGGCGTCGAGGCCACAGGATTCCCTAAAGGAACCTGTCGTGCAGCACTTAGCCGTATTGAACAAAAGTCCAAAACGGGGTAGGTGCTCCAATACAGCAGCATAGACTTCGCTGCGTATTATGAGATCATCGCCGTAAACATATACCATATCTCGGGCTCGCGCCTGAGGGATCCGGTAAGTGTCTACGATAGCGGCCACGGATAACGACCAGAAGATGAGCGCCTCAACGGGAAAGCATAAAGCTGAACCCATTGGAGCGAACTTCTTCAGTTCGATTACCCGTCCATCGGGGAGACGAGTAGAAGTGCTTCGTGTTGCAAGCAACGCGTTTAGCACTTCTGGATTGTGTGCAAAAAGACCTTTTACAAGGTCCAGATGGACACGATCAGACGCCTCCTTCATGTCAAGTGTAACCCACTCACCAGATACAGAGCCAACTAAGGCTAAGTGTCGGTTGACCATTTGGCTCGTGAAATTCACGTGCCCTTTGGTATACGAGTGAGATTCAATTCGGTCCACAACCTTACGGCTGAGACCTTGTTGAATCCACTGGTATTCGAGTGGTTCACACGAGATAAGCCTGGGACCACGTGAGTCCTTTGGAACAAGAACGACTTTCGCCGTTCCAGATCCAAGGAGATCAAGTGATTCCATGGCTTCCCGTTCGTCACAAACATGCATAAGGCTGTACTGAAAGTATTCCGTAAACGGATACACTTTC